GCATTAGAAAAAAAGTATTCACCAATAGTGGCTAACATACCTGCTATTACAACGCCATCTTTTTCTCCTACCCATGCGTATCCATGACTCATACAGTATGACACGGTACTAACAAACTTCTGGGTATTGAAAGGTATATCTTTATACAAGCCTTCTTGATGCATCTCTTTGGCTAACGCTACAACTTTGTTTATGTCTTTTGTTTCAGCAGGACGAATCATATTATTTTTAACCGTCTACACCCTCTCCACCTCTACCACCTCTATCATCATCACTTTCTTCTTCTTCTTCTTCTTCGCCTGTAAATATTTCTTCTGGGGGTGTAATATTTAAAGGGCCAAACGGTGCGCCGTAATAACTTACAGGGCCAACACCAAAGATATTAGGTTGATACTGTGCTATCTCATCAGGTAAGCCATATCGTTCTGAGTATTGCTGTGACCAAGGTTGGTATAATAATCCATCATCGCCACCAAATGGATTACCTGCCTGAATAAACTCTGAGTAATCTCTGGCTTGTGGCCTATCGTATGCTTGTGTAAGCAATGGAAAGTATTTGTTAGGTCTTGGGTATGGGCCAATATCAGAATCCAATAACCCACTTCTACCACTGCTACTACCACTGCTACCACCTGACTCTTCACCGCCTCCAACATCATTACCTCTTTGCCACCAAGCATTACCAGAGGCTTCTTTAGCAACTTCCCTAGCCTTCCAAGCATTAAAGGCATCCATCTTACTTATCCATTCTTGTTTAGGAGCGTCAGCAGATGGAAGAGTTACGCCGGGAACTTCATCATAGCGAAGTTGTCTAGCGTGTTTTAATATTTTGTCATGGTCTTTAGACCAAGCATCTCCACCAAACATTCCTCCACTACACATAATTAATTCCTCTCATTATTTAAATCTCCAGTTTCCAAATACCATTACTTTGCCATCATTACGAACTGTTACGCCAGTATCTATGGTTTCTGTAACAGGTCTAACCATCATTAACTCGTAATAGTTTTCTGTAGCGTAGTTAAACGTAGCCATAAATGGTAGGTTAATTAAGTTAGCCGCACTAATAGTAACCAGTGCTAATGCAAATACATATAACTCTTGATCGTTTTTCTTTACGAAGTCTTCCCATCTGTCCCATTCGGACTTGGTTGTTTGTCCTCTGTCCCACTGCATTGTTTCGCAGGTTGCTGATCCTCTGCCATTTCCAGTTCCCACAACTCCCTTGTAAGAGCAAGCAATGTCTCCATACCTTTTTGCCAGTGCGCTTGTTCCGTTTAGGTGGTACTCAGATACGACAACTGGCTTACCAAGCCTAAGTGCTTCTTCGATACTTTTTCTGAATTGTGACTCACTCAGGTTAAAACCAGTTTGCAAATAGATAACGTCTGCTTGAGCATAATATTCAGGTTTGACTCCGGGGGTTAGGTGTACACCGATAGGTTTATTAACACCTTTGTTTCTAAGGTTCTGTATTAGTACGTTTACTTCTTGTGCTGAGTAATACTCATCGCATTCAAGGCACACAACATAATGACTAACAAGATCATCTACCGCATCTACTACTTGGTTCTGATAGTCTATCTGATTCTGTAGTCCTTGCTTGTAGGCTTGAGGGCTGTCATCAGATATCAGCCACATTACAGGAGCCAGATTTTTATTACGCAACCTATTAAGACGATCACGCCAAGCAACTCTATTAACACTACTTACCTCTTTAAACGAAGAGTCATAACTTCTAGCCATTACATCAGCGTGTGTATCACCGTTAGCGTTTAACTTCTCTATAACTACGTCACGCCAGTGATTGCTTGTCTCATCTGACAGCCAGTTTAATGTACTGTACTTGTCCCTCTCTATTAAGAATGTAGACTTGTAGTCTGCATACAAATTAGAGTTTAGTCCAACTGCCCCCAATGTAAGCATAAATGCCAATACCACCACCGGGATTCCAATTCGTACCATCCGCATATCTTATATCACCATCTCTAGGTTTACCCCTATTGTTTGCTATTGTAGTATTAGAAGGGTCTGTGTTAGTTTGTTCTAATCTCATTACATCAAGGTTAAAAATAACATCAGATAACCTGTTTAACTCATGGTACAGGTAATCTGATAAGTTATCATTGTTTACTGGGGCAGGGTTAGGAGTCCATCTATTTAATGACTTAATGTTTTTAACTGGAGCATTAGCCATAACTTCTTAATCCTCTCAAACCACGTTGCTGTACCTCAAACGCTACACCATGTAGTTTCCAATCAAAATCACCACTAGACTCTACTTTGATTCCAAAGTATTTACCGCTTACACGACACGATACTTTAGACTGAGTGTTAGGATTAAATAGTATTGGGCCTTCCCATGTAATACCTTGCTCTGTACTTACTTGTCTACCAACATATACGTTTACAGAGTTGTCACCACTAACCTCAATTTGAGGATATACAGCAGATACAAATTTAATTGATTGCGGATCATTTAAATCAAGACCAGTTCTTTCAATATATGAACTCATATTAGCGGTGTCTTCTTTATGTCCAAAATTATCACGATATATTTTTGTATTTGTAATATCACAAAATACAAGATTCTCTTTTACACTATCGTAATTTCTTTCTCCCCAAGCCCCTGATCCTACATCCCAATCTTCTGTAGCACCATCCCATGTAGCACCAACGGTAATATCAATAATACCATGATTAATATAAGAAGCGTTTGGAAGATCACGTAAAGAAAAAGTATTTTCTTTCCAGTTCCAAACTAATGCTTTGTCTACAGTTAAAGAATTAGAACTAGGAAAACAAGCAAGCATTTCGTTGCGAACATAATCTGCCGCAACATAACATTTTTCGTAACTTGCACCATCAAAGTTATCAAACATTGCTCTACGCATTTTATTGGGTAATAAAGCATTTATAGTTTGACCATTGCAAACATAGCAATCAGAGTTTCCAATAAAAAAATGACCGCCTTCAAATTCTGCAATAGAATTTTTAGACAAAGCGCCAACAGTAGGGCTAAGAAGTTTAAATGAAAATATGTAAGGAGTTCCTACATAGTTCATTACATAAATAGAATCATTTTTATAAATAAGAAAAGAGTCGCCTAGCGGCAATCCGTCTATAATTTCTCCGGGCGTATCAGATAGTTCGTACTCACCTGCATCTAGCGTAGCATCAGTTTCATCCCAAGTAAAAGGAGCCTCACCATATGCGGCTTCAGTAGACCATTTTACTAGTCTTGGTTCTTCGTTATCTCTAGTCCAATTAAGTCCAATAAGAAACGTCCTAAACGATCTAATAGATTCGCATGACGCTCCAGTAGGCCAGTTTTGTAGTTCTCTAAATGGCGTAGCAGTGCTAGGTATACCTCCAGATAAAGGCCACATTTGAGGAGAATCAAACCCATTAGTAGCAATCAAAAGGCCATTGAGATTAGTAGAAGTCCATCTGCGGCTAGTAGTATTTGCACCGTAATCACTATCAGTTGTATAAGTGCTTCCAGAAGGATACACAGTAGTGTTATCAGGATGATGGTATAAGTTATTAGGAGATAATGTAATGACTCCAGTTACTACATCCCTTGCAGAGTAAGTTATTTCTTCGTATTTGTTGCCAGAATTAGTGTCTTGATCGGCGGTATTATTAGTACCAATTTTAAGGGTTCCTGTAGCGGGTAAAGCACTTAATGCCGCTCCAGTATCTACTGTAATACTTGATGAGTTATGGCTAACAGCCCCGTTCAACTGTAGCGTTGCCTGTCTTGTAATATCAATCCATGTAGCCCCATCATAAACTGCTATATCAGTAGAGCCATAGGCTATCCAGTAATATGTTCCATTCGTAGCAAGGTATGGGTTTATATAATAAGGCGCAAACGGACAAGTAGCCATCACTTCCTTGTAACCCGCCATTTTTTTGACGCCGTTATCAAGAAATCTTACATTGTTTCCGTCAGACCATGCACCTTGTGGAAGATTATAAGGAGGTGTATCCTGTATAATTCCTATAGAGCCTACGTTATCAAAAGGTATTAATGGCATTTACATTCCTTGTGGAAGAAAAAATCCATTAGTAAACACTCTACAAGTATTACCCGCAGAGCCACCGCTTTTATTTATGTAAACTTGCATTGTCGAAGCGCCTGACTTATAAACTACAATTCTTTTGTTTCCACTAAGATGGGCATTGTCGGAAGCCCCTCCATCTGATTCTACCCTACCAATAAAATGACCAGAACCTGATGCCGCAGTTACAAAAAAGTCAGAAGAACTTGTTGCGCCTACATCTGCTTTAAGTTGAAATGTAAATTCTCCAAATACTTCTCTTCCTCCTATGGCTCCTAAAGGTGGAATAGTTACAGTTACATAATTACTTGAAGAAATTTGTCCATTATCCCAATCATCCCTATACTCAACATGAGTAGAGCCGTCGTTATAAAATGGAGTTAATGCGCCTCCACTAACATAAAATGCAAAAATACATCTATCGTTTCCATTATACCAACCATGTTTAGATTCGGCATAAGTAGGAACTGTACTGGTTTCTGTAAAATCAGTTGCGGTTACTGTAGTTCCTGATATTGAACTATAATCTAAATAAAGATATCTCCATCCATTTGAACCGCTAATTGTCCAATCTAAAGAAGTATCCCAAGATACATATGTTCCTTTTGCATCTAAATCATAAAGTCCTGCATGAACCCTAAGTGTAGAGGAGTCAATATATTGAAACCAAGGTCTTTGTATTTCACCTTTACGTCTAGTTAAAGACGTAACATCTAAATCTACCCATTGAGTAGCAGTAGCACCAGAGTTTACTTGTAAATATTTTTCACCATTGCCAGAAATATTTGGAATAATAGGAGCATTATTTGTGGAAGGAAATGAGTTTTGCAGTACAGATTTAATTAGACGAACATGGTCATCTCCTTGAGATATTGCATCAGTTCCCAAAGGGTTAGTGCTAACTAAATCTTTAATGTACGTTCCTGATTCTAAAGCCATACTATACTCCTGATGATAGTGCTTTTATTTCTGCTTATGTTAATTCGTTTGTTCGTTTTTACTTCACTCATAATTCACCCACCAATGTAGTAAGAGATTCAACGTCAGCAATCGAATCAATGTTTGTTTGAATCGTGGCGTACTTGTCTCTGATGGCTTGCCTTGATGCCTCTGCTTCGGTTGCGTTAGCGTCAGGAATCTGTTTCATAATTACTTCGTCATATGGTGCAAACTCTTCAGCACGTTTGGCTCTGCGTATTTCGTGAGCAATGCCTTTTGCTTTTTCAATATTGATTACGATCATTCGGCATACTCCCATGCGTTGCGGAATGTACGATCAGATGGGACTTCAGACTCATCAATAATTTGATAAGCCTTGCCATCAGGCACATCTTTAGCGGCTAGTTCTTCAATCGTGTGATTTGAAAGATATTCAGCAGAAGGAACAATTACTGCCACACCGCCGTCATCTGTTGGGTAAATTATTCTTTTCATGTTAATTACCTAAAAATTGCAACAGCAACATGAAGTTGATCTTCATTTGTGCCCCCGCTATGAACGTAAGTA